GCCTAATTCTTGTGCTAACTTCAAACTTTCTAATGCAATTTTTCTGTTTTCTGTTTTTTCTTTTTCAAATACTGCGTTAAATGGTAAATGCTTAAAACTTGCTACTATTGTTTCTTTTTCGAATAATACCTCGTATAGGTTAGCTACTTGCTCAGCTTTTGGCATTATTCCATAGTCTATAAACCTACCTATTGACTTCTCTTGGTTTTCATAAGTAGAACCTTTTGAAATTATATCTATAACGTCTTTTGGAATGTCAAACATATTTCCGTATATCATTAAATCAGCTATATAAGCTTCGTCTAATTTTAATGCAGCTATATTGCTAACTAATTGCTTAACCTCCATATTGTACTCAGTCGCAAAAACTTTTTTGTTTCCAAGTAATGAATTTTCTAAAGATAATTTTTCAGGGTCTGACATACCTGATTTTTCTAATGAACCATCAAATCTTCCACTTGCGAAAAATTTGTTTGTAAACTCGATGTTAGAACCCTTAGAACGTAATGCCATATCTGAGTTAGTTACAACTTGATGTAATGCGTTAAGTCTTGAACCTCCATTAAACCAATCACCACTAACTCCACCGCTTAAATCATTAATCACGTGTAAATTTTGTAGTTCCAATTGTATATAATCACCGTTTGCTTGCTTGTACTTAAAAGTACCTTTGTAAACTTCTTTTTTGTTACTTTCTGAAAACGTAATCTTTTGAAAGTTTTTTACTTGGTTTGTTGTTAGTTCTATATTAACTGGATTTAGAACATAAACTACGTCTTTAAGTTTGTATAAAATAGCGTTACCTAAGCTTAACCAAAACATTAAATCCCAATGCAAATCTACCCAAGTTTGATTTGGATTTGGTTTTTTGCTTTCTGTATATAAAAAGTCTTGAATTACATCATTGCTTGTAACCTCGTTAAACTTAACTTGACTAAATACATTTGCTAAAAATATATGCACTTTTAATGCTGCAGGATTTTCTAAAACTGCTTTTAGCTTTTGTTGGTCTGTTAATAGTTTACGTGGCGATAAGAGGTTTGATATAACCTCGTATATGTGGTTTCCTTGCTTATCTTGAGTATAGGAAACATTTTTCCCGAATGTAAGATTTATGCCAAACATTCGGGAACTTTATAAATGAAAAAATTAACCTCTGTTATCACAACAATAGTTTAAACGCAAATTTAATGAATAAATAAATACGGTGTATATGTTTTTACATATTTTTTATTATGCGTCTGCTTATTAAAAATGCTACTACATAACTAATAGCATCTATTGTGTGATTATTAACATCGTCTGGTAACTCATTTACATTTCCGTGCCTATCTTTTGAATAGCAATAGTTTTGCTGCTCAAAGTCTATATTTTTAGATGTGTCAGTAAAAAAAATGTTTAAGTTGCTAAGTATGTTAATTCTATCTAAGATGCCTAACTTAGCACCTACACTTAATGCTCTTCTATATCCTGCATTTCTTAAAGCTACCGTTTTTGTTGGTCTGTTGTTATCGCAAATGTAATCATTGTCTAAAGGTAATCCCCACTTCTTGAATAAGTAAGAAACCAATCCTTCATCTTCACGTTCCTTTATTTCTCTATATTGCTGCGGAGGCATTTTTAATACTATTTCGTTTTCACTTTCGTAGTTAATTTCGTGAACATAAACATTGTTATCATATACTTTGACCTCTATAACCGCAAACGGATCAACCTTGCCCCAATCTACACCATAATACAATGTGCTATCAATTTTATCATAATCTGATTTAGCTATTTTATTCCAATAATAAATACGACCCTCAACGCTACCTATCTGACCTAATCCATACACTCGCCATTTGTTTGCGTAATATTCGTTTTTGATAGTTCCATCTTCGTCATAACCTAACTTGTAATAGTTTAGTATATTTTCCTTTTCTTTAATTGGTAAATATTCATTATCTTCAAAAGTTAAATTTATAAAATTAGTTTCAGTAACTAAATCGTGAATATAAAATCTACCATCAGGATTATAATCTACTATTATTTTTTCTCCCCTTGCTGTAATGTCCGTGTATTTTTCTAAACTTATCTTATTAGCCTCGTTTATGAATATAATTTGCCTTCTTCTACCTTTCCCAACGTCTGACTTATCTAAACCTATAAACTCTATAAACCCACCGCTATCGAACCTATATATAAACTCGGACTTATTCCAGTTGTTTTTATTTAAAATGTTATAGTCCTTTAGTATCTTTACGAAGTCATTAATTGCAGTTCCTTTTAATTTTGAAAGTTCTGCAGAACATATAGTTACTTCAACCTTATTTCTATAAACGTAATCAATTAATAGCATTAAAATAGAAATAGTCTTTCCTGCACCTTGACCGCCTTGAATAATTGCTAAATCTGTTTGCTTTACTAATTTAGAAATTTTATAAAATGCCTTTGTAGGCTTGTATTTGAATTCTGACATCATAAACTCGCATCTCCAAATATAGGTGGTTTCTTTGTAACATCTTCTGTTTTAGTTGCTGCATAATCGCCTTCTATTTTTGAAATTTCACTTTGCAATTCTTTGATAGTTTTTCGTAGCATTACTTTTTCGCTTATGGTTGATGCGCTTTCTAGGTCTATTAATGAATTTTCTACTTCGGTTTGTAAAATCATTAACCTATCCATCTTTGATTTTATGCCTATTTTAAGAGCCTTTACTTCTTCTGTTATGCTTACCTTTAATTTAGCTTTATTAACCTCGTATTGATATTGTTTTAAGCTTTCATTTGCCTTTAACCAATCCTTATCAAATGTTTTTGATGACTTTGCGAACTCAAGCGTATATTTTGCGAACATTTCAACGTAATTTGTATTCGGTGCTTGTACAAGTGCATCGTATATCCATTGTTGTCTGTCTTTTGGATTATTCATTTTACATTTTTCTTTTACAAAGATAGTTAATTTCTAATTAAAAAAGAAATAAGCTACTGTATTTAACAATAGCTTATTCCCCACTTAAACAAATAAATATAAAACTTTAGCAAATATAATGATAATTTTTGGTTTTAGTTCCATAAAATTGTAAATTCTTTAATCAGTAAATAAACTACATAGCACACTAATGCTATTGATAAAATTGATGCTGCTTTATCCATTTGTCATTTCTTTTGCTTTTGTGTTTTCTTGCCATAGTAATACAATTTCATCAAGTTTTGGCAACTTATTGTCTATTTTAATCCATTCCATAATTTTAAGTTTTGTTATTATTTATAAGTTTTACTAATCATAGTTTCAAGGTTACACATTTACAATTGCGTATATTTTCGTGTTAGCAGACATTTTAATCCATCTTGTGATATAAATCTCGACTAATATAACTTTCTTGTTCTTTTTGTGTATTGTGAATATTCCAGCCATCACCACCAATATGAGCAACCGAAAAATCATAACTTCCATTTCTTGTTCGGCATTTTACGCTAACTAAACCATTATAAAATTTAATCTTTTCTATACTAATTAAGATTAAATCCCTATTCCAATCTCTACTTAATATGTGATGTAAAACAAACATTTCACCTTCTGTTGTAATTCCTAAATTTTCAACATAACGATTAAATTCTTTTTCGTGACGTTTAAGTCTAAAAGAAAAACGTCTGCTAACATCGGTTTTGCAAAACGGTGGGTTCTGTGCTAATTCTGTAATTTTGTTTTCCATTTTATCTTTTGTTTTAAATTGAACATTTGTTTTTCAAAGTCCACCGCTTCGCAAAGCCGTGAACCGTTATCGGCAAGCACTACTGAGTACTTCCAAACATAATTCTCTTGGAATTATAGATCGTTCATAACTACCTTTTCGCCCTTGCGTTCCTGTCTTACTTCCTCTTGGTGCAGGTTGGTGATGACAATTTTTGTTTCCGTTGTGGCAAATCGGTCTTGGTTGCCAATCTTTACTGTTAGTCCAAATATCCGTTGGTTTGGCTCTATCGTCACCATATTGGCAATACCATATTGTGTGTCTTTTAAATTCTTGCATAAATGGCATTTTACGCAGCATTCCTCTTGGGTTTTCAATAAAGAATACCATATCAGGATTTACTTTTAGCCATTCCTTTATAAGTCCAATAAAATGCTGATTTACCTGATCGCACTTTTTAGCATATTCACTTTTTGGCTCAATACTATTTGTTCTATGAGTTGAACACGCTGCAATTGAATAAGTAGTGCAATCAGGAGAAGCCCAAACCACATCAGGAATAAAAGGCACATCGCTTGTTTTCATTTCAGCAATATCAATAGCCAAATCAATACCTTCAAAGTTTTGCCAATCAACGGAAAAAACATTCATTCCAAGTTCATCACCAACCTTTCCAACACTTCTCGATCCTGCGAAAAGTTCTACTAAATTACCCGTACCAGCCGATAACACGGGTTTGGCAAAATGCTGGGTTTCGTCTTTCAATTTATCTTCTGTACTTATCATAAACTTTTGTTTTTAATTTAAACTTTTGTGCTTCGTAATCGCCAACTTCGGTTAGCTGCCTACCGTTGGCAGTAATGCTATGCGAGAGCCATAACGACAAACCCATTCTCAATACCAAATTGACCGCCAATTAAAATATAAGAAACACCTCTTGCCATTTGGCGACCTGTGTATTCTTGCTTTTCGTTATCCCACTCTTTTAAAATCAGAATATCGCCTTTTTGAAAGTTCCTATCATTCTTACGAACTTCAAATGTTTTTCGACCCATAAATACTTCATCAAAGTATTCTTTCCAAGTCTTTAATTCGTGAATATTGTTTTCCATTGTTAAAAAATTTACTTGTGAATAAAAAGCACTACTGCCAACAATGCATATACAAAAGCAGGGCAGAAGTGCAAACTTTCAGTTTTTGTATTTTTATTGAACTTTCGGAAGTAAACGAGTATTGGTTTTTCAAATACCTGCCTTCGTATATGCTCAACGTTGGCAGCAATGTTAGACATCCCACGTAATTGAATAAAGACCTCTTTCATTTGGCTGACTTGACACGTTAAAATAAAATGTTGACTTTCCACTTTCAAGCAATTCAAAAGTATCAATAAAAAAACCTTGCAAATCTTTTGAAGTGAAACGCAATGAATGTTTGTCTTTACGTCTTAAAATAAAAGCATCTGGCTCATCATCTTTTATTACAAATCCTGTTTTTGCTTTTTGGTTAAAGCCAAACATTAACCCATTGTCATTGTCAACATTTAATATATCTGCCAACTTTTGACTTATTAAAAATCTTCCTGTTGGATATTCCAACTTAATTACAGGGTTGTTATAAGTTCTGCAATTCCCTGTTTTGTTTGTTCTTTTTACGAAAATTATATCTTCCATTTGTTTTAAATTTATTAGTTCGACAAAAACACTGCTGCCAACACACGTTTGGCAAAAGTGGCGGTGCAGTACCCCGCTCGACATTTACTGCTATATTCAACATTCGTTCTCCGCATCGGCTTTTGTGGTTAAAATCGCCACCTTCGCCAAGCCCGAAAACGTTATGTGCCATAAGACACCAACAGCCATCCAATCCAAATGTGATTATGATAGCCGTCATAATAATGGTTGTCGTCATTGTGGACTATTTCAAACTTGAATTTTCTTTTAAGGTAAATAT